TCTCCCAGCGGAACGAACACGGTTACTGTTTCTCCAAACGATCAGAGCAAGCAGTACTTCATAGTCAACAACTCCGGTGAGACTATTATTATCTCGCAGGGTTCGGGAACTACTGTGACTGTTGCCGATGGTTCTACAGGCATCATTTACTGCGACGGCGGCGGGTCTGGTGCCAATGTTGTCAACCTTTCGGCTGATTTGTCGGGCGTTCTTTCATCCTCAAACAACTTGTCGGACTTGGCGAGTGCGGTAACAGCTCTGACCAACTTGGGCCTTACCGCCACGGCAGCGGAAATCAATGTTCTCGACGGCATCACCGCAGACACTGCAGAGCTGAACATCCTCGACGGCGTGACTTCTACGACTGCCGAGTTAAACATACTTGACGGGGTAACGGCGACGACTGCAGAGCTGAACATCCTCGACGGCGTGACTTCTACGACTGCCGAGCTAAACATTCTCGACGGGGTAACGGCGACGACTGCCGAGCTGAACTACAACGACATCACAACGCTTGGCACATCACAGGCCAGCAAGGTTGTCACTGCTGATGCAAACGGCGTTGTCACTTTCGACAACGGCATCACAGAGGAGTTTACGGCGGTAACATCGTCAAGCAACGCCACAACGGTAAACTCTCGTGACGGTACAGTGTTTAGCCATACGCTAACGGAGAACACGACGTTCACGTTCAGCAACCCCTCGGCGTCTGGCAAGTCATCTGGTTTTGCGTTGAAGATTGTACAGGATGCTTCTGCGTCTGGGTTTACAGTAACGTGGCCTAGTGCAGTAGACTGGCCGGGCGGCACAGCACCGATACTTACAAGTACGGCCAATGCGGTGGATCAGTTTGTGTTTTACACACATGACGGTGGGACGACTTGGTACGGCTTTGTGGCCGGGCGGAATTTGGGGTAACGCGAGATGAGCAACTTTAAGAAATTAATGATGTCGGCGGCAGGTGGCGGTGACCTCGCTAAGTATCTTATTTCATATGAAAGTTCGGGCAAGGTTTACGATGTTGAGAATGATTTTGCGGATGTAACATCTACATTTCAACCAAGCAACACAACATTTTGGGCGGGTTCCAACGAATTGCTTTATAACGGTTGGCAGGATAACGGCTATAGAAGCAAATATATCGGCTTCGGTGGCTGGGGCCGTGATGGCTCTGTAGGGGGCGCTATATGGGATGTGAACAACGCATCATCTCAATGGACAGGTTATAATAACTATGACGGGATTGTTTTCAACTTTGGTGGAAGCGGAAACGCTATTGTCACCCGGATTGTACCGCATGGGAATAGCGGAAACTATTTTTGGTTTAGGGTGGAGGACAATCTAGAGGTTGGCGTAAACCGTATCACAAACCCAAGCAGTACAAATACGGGGTCTCAGGCATCGCAGTTAATAAATACAGGCACACGGCCCGTTGGGACATGGGGTGATTATATTGTTTATTATAATGGCGGGACTCTATATTTAGCGTCTTTCAATGAAAGCACAGGTGCAACCTCAAACATCACTTCTAGTTCAGTTTTGAATGACCCCGGAAATTCATTCATACCAGCGATTAGTAAAACCGGGAACGTGATCGCTTCACTTGACAATAGTGCGACTAACGCCACCAGCCATATAAGAGTTTTTGATGACTATAACATCACTGCATACGATGGCAGCACAAAGGTTTTGGGGAACGGCACAAGTTTGATTCACTCATCCTCTGTGCGTAGCTCTGCTTCTGGTAGTGATACGGAAGCATTAGCCGTGTCAGACGATGACAGATGGATTGCTGCGAGTTATAGACGCTCCACCAGTCCATATTACGGTATAGGTTTATGGGATAGAAATAACAGCTATGCGTATACAAACGTCACTGTCCCCGCAGGTTCGGGCAGCAATGCGAGGCCAAAAGGCATTGTGTTTTTCCCTGACAATGACACATTTTTTATGGCAGGCTATGCTCAAGCTCAGAACATTTTATGCTCTGCGAGTCAGGGTACATATACCCGGAATTTTTCGTCATTTGGGGCAAACGCAGAAAGTATAATGAGTTCATCCATGGGCGCAACTGTACTTCCCCCCGATTGGACGGATGGATATTAACATAAACAGGAGACGCTTAAATGTACGTTAAAATTACAAACGGGAACGTAGACACATACCCCTACAACGTAGGGAAACTACGCCGTGATAACCCTAACACATCTTTTCCAAAAGTAGTGCCGCAGGCTACGCTGGCGGATTGGGGCGTTTATCAGGTATCAGTTGAGGATATCCCGCAACACACAGAGCGGACGCAGAAAGCAGTTCGCAATGCGCAGCCGTCTCTATCTGGCGGTAGCTGGGTTGTAGGCTGGTCTGTACAGGATAAGACGCTTGATGAGGTTCAGGAGTATGACGACAATGCGGCGATGGTGAATCGCGATAAACGTGATACCCTTTTGATGGGAACAGATTGGTGGGCATCCTCTGACTTGACTATGACTGCTGAACAAACAGCGTATCGCCAAGCACTTCGCGACATCACAAGCCACGCTAACTGGCCGCACTTGGGCAAGGCTGACTGGCCCACTAAGCCGTAAGGATAGCGCAAATGCCGTTGACCAAACTCCAATTTCGTCCGGGCATTAACCGTGAGGTCACCTCGTATAGTAACGAAGGTGGTTGGCGGGACTGCGATAAGGTGCGCTTTACAAAAGGTTTCCCTGAAAAGATCGGGGGCTGGGTCAAGAAGGGTGTGAAGTCTTTCCTTGGAACTTCACGCTCGTTGCACCCGTGGCGAGACCTCTCCGGTTCACGCTTGGTTGGTCTTGGCACGGACCTGAAGTTTTACATCGAAGAGGGGGGTGGGTATAACGACATCACTCCCATCCGCACAACTACCGCTGCGGGCGATGTTACCTTTTCTGCAACGGACGGGTCTTCTGTTGTTGAAATCACAGACTTGGGCCACGGTGCGATAACCGGGGACTTTGTTACGTTTAGCGGCGCTGCAAGTTTGGGCGGCAATGTCATTGCCGGTGTGCTAAACCAAGAGTATCAGATCACTGAGGTGATCGACAGCGACACTTACACCATCCAGGTCCGAGAAGCGGGAACCTCCATCCCGAGCATCACTGTAGACGGCGAGTTGGTTCCTACGCTTGTTGTAGCAAACAGCTCTGACACGGGAGATGGCGGCGCAAGCGTTGTGGGTGCGTATCAAGTCAACATCGGTCTAAGCACTGCCATCTTTGGCAATGGTTGGGGCGCGGGTTTGTGGAGCCGCGGCACTTGGGGCTCTGGGACGGACATCAATACTTTGACCACGAACCTCCGAACTTGGTCTCAGGACAACTTTGGTGAAGACTTGATTTTCAACCCGCACAACGGCGGTGTTTATTATTTTGACCGGAGCGCCTCGTATCCGAGTTTTGATCGCGCTGTTGCGATTAGTGACTTGGCGGGCTCCTCTGGTGCCCCGACAATTGCCAAGCAAGTGCTGGTCTCAGACCGCGACCGCCACGTTATCGCATTTGGTTGCGACCCTGTCGATGACATTGGTACGCAAGACCCCATGCTTATCCGGTTCTCGGACCAAGAAAACGTAGCCGACTGGACGCCTACCGCGACCAATACTGCGGGGGACTTGCGCCTCGGTTCTGGGTCCGAGATTGTAAGCGCGTATGAGACACGCCAGCAAATTTTGGTGTTCACCGATACAGCCTTGTACGCAATGCAGTACCTCGGGCCTCCGTTCACTTTTGGTATTAACCTGATTTCCGAAAACACTTCGGTGCAGGGCGTGAACTCCGGTGTAGCTGTAGACGACATGGTCTTTTGGATGGGTCGGACTGAGTTTTACATGTACAACGGTTCGGTCCAGCGGATTCCTTGCTCCGTGCGCAGCTACGTGTTTGACGACTTCAACTTTAATCAGGGTGAGAAGGTTTTTGCAGGCCTTAACTCTGCACATTCTGAGGTCTGGTGGTTCTACCCCTCTGCAAGCAGCAGCATTATAGATCGCTACGTTGTCTTCAATTACGCCGAGCAGTCTTGGTTCTACGGTACTCTTGCACGTTCCGCATGGGTTGATCGTGGTGCGTTTGAGAGCCCGCTTGCTGCAG